GTTCCCGGGTTGTGTTAGTNTTCCANCCGGCTAGAGTTATGTTTATATTTCTATTACCGTCTTTTAAAAACAGGCTTTCAAACTCGGCTATCTTGTTATCATGTAGAAAGTAGTCACCACGTTTTACACTTGTATTTCCACTGTTAAAATCTCTATTATTCTCAAACGCGTTCACGGCCTGCTGTGTTATTTTTTTCATTTTTATTTATTATAGATATTTTTTAGTAGTAATTATTTATATCTATATATAGAGTATATTCTAATTATGTGTCAGTGTCAACACATATTATATGATACAACATTATTATATATATATGTCAATTATTTTTATACATATATATGATCTAAAAATGGTTATTTTATTTTCTATTGTAGGCTATGGGATTGTTGCTATTGACATAAGGCTAGGGACATGGGGGCACAGGGACATTGATTTTTGTAAACTTTTCTAAAAATAAAAATGTTATTTTACAAAATGTTTTTATTTTTTCCAAATCTATGTCCCAAAAGGCTAAAAAGCCTTAAAATACGGCTCTGCTTGGCCTTATAATGTTGGGACATAGCACTTTTCAAGGTTTGTCCCGTCCTGTAGCGTGGCTAATAATAAGGCTAAATCGGGACATAGACCTTTTCAAGGTTTGTCCCTATGTCCCTCAACACTTATACATATTTGTCAATAGCAAAATGAGAATATATGGCTAAGAATAAGGGTATAAGTGCGAGGGGGGTCACCCCTATCGTAATACCCCCGGTATATAAATATAAAAAAGTACCAGTACCTCCCCCCCCTCCCCCCTCTTAAATGTGAAAAAGTTCCCGAAATGGCACTTTTCTATGCCCCAATGTCCCGACTGTGTTGTCAAGGGTTTAGAATCTAATGTAGGCTATACAATTTTAAAAAAAAGAAGTATCATTATTAATATGAAAATATCAAGAAGAGGTTCTTCAATGAAACAATTAGCGTATGCTAGAAGGGTGTGGGGAGCTAAAGGAGAGGATAAAAAAACTATCGCTTTAGATGTGGGATATGCCCCGAGTGTTGCTAATTCAATTGTTTCAAAGATTGAATCAAAACCCGGCTTTAATAATGCTATGGCACGACTTGCTTCTGACTCAGGTAATTTAGCGGTTGCAGTTATGTCAGAATTTAAGGCTAGAGGATTAGAGGACTTTACTAATAAAGATTTAGTTTCTGCTTTAAATGCTATTGCTGGTGCATGGGACAGATTTAATAAAGGAATGATGGAATCGACTAAACCTAAGGAACAATCGAGTAATAGGTTGCGTACTGTGGTATTGCAAAAGATTTATAATCAGGCACCTTTACCCGAGGATGAAGTGCTACCGCCAGTTGAAGAGATTAAGGAAACGGAATTTAAGGAGGTTAAGTTAGAGGATTTAGATTTTTAAAATATGACAAATCTCGTATCTGAACATAACGAAAAAATAACGGAAGAGCTTATTGCGAATCCAGAGCTTATTAAAAATAAGAGATGGAGGATGGATAATTTATATTGGATAATAACTAAGGATGGGAAGAAGGAGCCTTTTAATATGAATCGGGCACAACTTCATTTTTTTGAAAATTACTTATCTATCCCAGGAAAGATATACCACAGGCATGTTATTTTAAAAGCGAGGCAGCTTGGGTTTACGACATTTATTGATATTTTTATATTAGATGAGATTCTTTTTAATACGAATAAGGAGGCTATTATTATTGCTCACAAAGTTGAAGATGCTACTCAGATCTTTGATAAGAAAGTAGACTTTGCAGTTAGAAACATGGCGGCTGATGTTAAAGATGCGTTCTTTAATATAAAACACAACTCAGCGAAGAAGATACAGGTGACATTAGACTACGGACCAGAGAAGGGTTCGACTTCTTCGATTACTGTTTCTACCTCTGGACGTTCTGGAACATTTCATCTTGTGCATATTTCTGAGTTTGCGAAGATGTGTATCTTATTTCCTAAGAGAGCGGATGAAGTGGAAACAGGAACTTTTCCAGCGGTTCCTTTTGATGGTTTTATTTTTATTGAAAGTACTGCGGAAGGTATGGCAGGGAGGTTCTATGAAATGTTTCAAGAGAGGTGGCTTACTCGGGAGAAGATTACCCCTCAGCTTTCTCAAGTGCAGTTTCTCCCACACTTCTACAACTGGCAGTATGATGATATGGAAATGAAGAAGATTCAGAATACTATACCAACTTTGGAGATGGATGAGTGTGAGATTGATTGGACTGAGTACCAGTCGGAAAATAATCTTACGGACCTAGAGATAACTTACTACTACATGAAATGGCAACAGCTTGGAGGAAAGGGTGGTACTGATGCTGTGAAAAAATTGAAGCAGGAATACCCGACTACTCCAGAGGAGGCTTTTCTATCAACCGGGCAATCTTACTTCCCCATTGCTAAAGTGGCTTCTCTTCTTGCGAAGGTGGAACACGGAATAAAAGGAGAACTATTTACTGATGAAAAAGGTGAAGTTAGTTTTATGGCCAACTCATCCGGGAACTTTGAAATGTTCGAAAAGCCGGAAGTTGGGACTAGGTATATTATTGGTGGGGATACTTCGGAGGGTCTAGCTCACGGGGATGCTCAGGTGCTCTATGTTATTAATCATAAGACTGAAAATTGTGCTGGGATTTATCGATCACAAGTATCACCAGATGAATTGGCTAATGAAGCATATAAACTCGGGAAATTTTATAATTGGGCTTTACTTGCTATCGAAGTAAATAAAGATGGACTCTGGGTCAACGATGCTTTAGAAAAGATGGGGTATGTAAATCTTTATGCTCGGAAGGTCTTTGACGATATAACTCAGAAGATTACAAAGTTTTTTGGTTGGAAGACTACCTCCTCTACACGACCATTCTCATTAGCGGCATTGAAAGCGGTCTTTCTTAGGAAGAATAGTGGGTTTCCATCAGCACTCCTTAATGAGATGTTTACTTTCATTCGAAATGTAAAAGGTAAGCCAGAGGCTATGGATAAAAAAAAGGATGACGTGGTGATGGCGGCTTCTATTGGATATGCAGTTCTTCAGGAGCAAGGTAGGTATATTGCTGATGCTCAAGGAACTGAAGGTTTTTCACATTTGAAAGTTTTATTCGGAGAAACTCAGTAAAGTTGACAACTTAATTGTGTTTTATTTCAAATAAGTATATTATTTATGTATAAATTCATAAAATTTTAAAAAAAATGGCAAAATTAACTCCAGAAGACAAAATTGTAATAGATTTCGTTGAAGAAAAGAAAAAAGAGATGAAAAAGAGCCAGTATCGAGAAAAATTCGATGCTTTATCCTCTGAAATTTCAATAAACTTAGTAAACACAAGTGTTTCTTACGGACAGAAGTTGTATGAGAAGTCTGGTTGGGGTTCTATGATGTTTTACAATCGTATGTCTAATGGAGCTTACGATATAAATGTATATCCTCAAAAGTTAAATGACCGGGACCAAAACCGTTCAGGTGTTCCAGTTTCCCAGGAACCAATCGCTTTCTCAAAAATTATGATTGCCACCTCTGTTTTGGCTGGAAAACTGCCTGATGCGGAGGTTTTTGCTGATGATAAGGTCTATGCTCGAGCAATGTATGAACTTTGGAGAAGAGGTTGGGCTCTTTCTGGTGCGAATGGTGAAAATACTATGATGTTGGTGTATCAAAATCTATTTACTTATGGATGGGCGGCATGGCGTGTCTATCCACGAAGAGTTCAGGTGAAACGAAAAGGAGTAGACAAAATTCTATTCGATGATATTTACCGTGAACCATTAGATCCTACTAGAACATGGGTTGGAATAGGATTTAACCAAGGTGACTATTGGTCACAAATGGAGGTATATTACGAAAGAGATATGCCAAAGTCAGAGTTCTATGAAAAGTATCCCCAAGCTAAAGACAACAAATCTAAGTTGGAATACTGTTCTGTCTCAGATGAAGCAAAGCAAGAGAATGATGAAAAGACTAAGACAAGTGTCACTATTGGTTATTATGAGAACGTACTATTAAATCGATACATTGTAAAATGTGGGAAACTGCTTATTTACGATGGGGAAATGCCAAACGATGAATCTCATGGCTCAACTATAATTGTCCGATGTTTTACTAAAAATCCAAATGACCCATATGGAGTTGGTCTTTATGAAATGATACGTGGAAATACTGCTCTATTTACATATATTAACTCACTTAACGCACAGCAAGTTGAAGCAGAAATCTTCCCTCTTCTTTTCGGACCTCAAGTTCAGAACGGAACAGCAACATATAAACGTGGACCGAATATCGTAAACCCTAAGACTCCTGGTTCAACAATTGATATTGTTCGAACAACTGGAAATGTCCAGCAAGGAATTGCTTTCGCTGACAAACAGAAGGAATCTATAGAGCAGAACACTGGAGTAAACAATATTGTCGCTGGACAAAACGCTGAGAACACTCTTGGTTCAACAGTGATTCTGAAAGAGGCAGCATACAACCGTCTTACTCCTCCAAAGAATTCAGTTATGAATGGTCTTCAAATGGATGCACACATTGCTGCTTCTTGGATGATGCAAACATATACAGTTGATAAAGTTTTTATGATTGATTCAGACGAAAACCTTGCTGAATTTACAAAACAGAATCCTAACTACTTTGTACAATCTGAACAAATTATTGGTGATGATGGTATTCCAAAAGGACATGCAGTTGCTGCCTCTCCAAACCTTAGACTTAATTTTGACTTTACTCCGGAGGGAGAAATCATGGACAATGTTGAACCTAGAACAATATCAGCAAAGAGTCTGTTTGATGAACTTGATGCTCATGGACATAAGTCAACATATCTTGAGTTCGTTATTGACGGTGATTCAATGCTCCTTCCATCACTTGAGATTCAGAAGCAGACTTTTATGGCTCTCTTTCCAGTTATCACAAATCAGATTACTCTTATTTTCTCAATGAGAAATCAGGACCCTGAAGCCGCTGCCTCACAATTAAAGGCTCTCGAGCAACTCCTTAACATCCAAAGACAAAACATATACGACTTTATTTCAAAAGCAGATTATGATGCAATCATGGCGAAAATGCCTTCAATGATGCAACAACAAATGATGCAACAACAAATGATGATGGATGCACAGAACACTGCGATGCAAACAGCAGCTGGAGGTGGATCTGGTGATATGGAATCTTCTGGACAAAAAATGTCTCAAGATGGAACTAATCCAATGCAACCTCAAAATCCTAATGAAGTCCCAAGACCACAATCACCAATGATGGGAGCTGTTGATGCTTCTATGGGACGGGCCGCAAACCTTCCATTCTTTCCTGGATAATAAAATAATATGAAGATATCAGATATTTTTAACTCAGTTGGTAGGGGAATAAGTAAGGCAGTAAATGCTATACCTTCTCGTATGCTAACTGAACATTATGTTGCTCCTCCAGAACCAGTAGTTAAACCAAGAGTTGTATCACCTGAAAAGATACCAGATGCTATTCGTTTCCTTGAATCAAATAGAGGATTATCTCCTAACACTCCGAGGAATCAAGGTAGGGTTTATAATATTCCTGCGGCAAATCAAAATGAGCAACCAAGAACAGTAAATTATAATACAGGTTATGGAGGGGAATACGGTCTAACGCCAGTGGCCCTGGCTGAATTAGCTAAATCTCAAATAAATAGAGAAGCAAATCCTAAAACTTACACAAAATATGGTGCCCCATTAACTCCTGGTATGGATATAAATAGTATTCAAAAAGAACTTACGTCAGTCGAAGGAGCAGGAAGACTTTCACAACGATATTTTAATAGTAAGAGAAAAAACAAGGAGGATTTTAGTCCTGAAAGTCTTTCTAATGATTATGTTGATTATTATGTAGGAAAAGGAATGATACACGACACTCCTAAAAATAGGAAAAGAGCATTAGATTATTTTAATAGTATAGTTGATTAAAAATATGGAAAACACACAAGATGTAACAATGCAACAAAAAGTAGTATCCTTTGCAAATAGTGAGCATTATCAAGGAGCTGTTGAACTTTTAAAACGCTCTCTTACTCAAGTCATGTCACTTGTAGGAGAGACTGAATTTAAAACAGTTGTAAATGCACTAACTGTAGAATTTGAGACAGCTCTTGTACAAAGATTTGTTGTAGAAATTAATAATATTAGAACAGGTGAAAATCTTAATCAACCACTATGAGTAATAAAGGAGTAAAACTAGATAAAGGAACATTCACTATAGAAGTGAAATATTCAGATGAAGCTATAAAAAAGAAACTTATAAAATTCACAGTAAAACAAGGTGATGAAATTGTGCTAACTGCCGATGAGTTAATCAGTATGTTAGTTAATCAGGTGAATTCAGAAGTTCTTTCAGCTTCGTTTGTTGAAACAGATAGAATAAACGTTGTCGAGGTCGGTCGACAATTACAATGTGTTGTAGATAAGGATTTAAAAAAAGGTGAAGTAATAAATATAAATTATGCTCATCCCTATCCTATCGAGTTTGCATTAATTGAAGAGGCTTGGAAGATTGCTCAAATCAAAAAGGATACGAAAGTAACCGAATTGACCGCTGAGTATATTGAAAAAATAAAGAGTCAAATCAAGCCAGATATGCAGAATTACATTAAAAAGTTTTATGAAGGATTTAAAAGCATTAACTTAAATAAAAATATGGATGAAGTAAAAAATGAAGAGGTTGTGGCAGTTGAACCAGAAATAGTTGAACACGTTGTTTCAGAAGAAGATGTTGTAAACAACCCAGGTGAAGGATTGGTTGAAGGAGAAAAAATTGGTTTGGTAGAAGAGTCTCCGGTAGTAGAAGAGGCTCCAGTAGAAGAAGTAGCTTAATTATTATTATAAAATCCCTCCCGTACGAGGAAAAGTACGGATATCAAAATGGCAACTGACAAAGAGTTATTAGGTGAAGAACTTGCTAAACAACTCGCAGAACAAAAAAGATTAGAAGATATTGAGATTAAAGCAAAAGCAGAACAAATAAAAAAAGAAGACGAAAAAAAGAAAAAGAATAAGATTGTCCTAAAAAATACAGCAGGTGATGAAATGGACAATCTTGATTATTTCTATTCAACCACCGGTAAAGATACAGCTCCTGCTTTTTTCACAGGTGTTTGTGGAAAACCAGTTGACCGTGAGGAATTGATTGCAGTCTTTAATAAGATTTTCAAACTAAAAGATGGAATTCTTTTCTATAAGGCAGGTGATAAGGAAGTTTATATTATAATAGTTCCCTTGAAGCACGCATCAACTGTTGGTGCATCACACAATTCAGTTGATGGAGAATTTCAAAAACATGCGATTTCTTTCATCACAGAAGGTTCAGTTAATTTGGATACTCTCCGAAATAAATTGACTCGGGTCGCAAGTACAATAAAGATTTCAACAGAGTAGTCTTAATAGACTCTTGTGTTATTTATCGTAAAGTATTATTATTAGTATAACCATCGTCACCACCCACGATACGGGTAGGAAAACTATATGGAACCAAAAGATGAAATAACAGTCGATGCTGATGAGGCTGCTCTTGATAAAGAACTAGCTGATTCCATCGCATCTGTCCAAGCTGGAAAGCCTTTAGCACCTGAAGTGCCTGAGGCACCTGAAGTAAAAACGGAGGATACTCCGGAAGCACCTAAGGAGGAGCAGACCAGCGTTGCTCCAATTGATGAAACTGAGGATAAGGGATATGAGTTTCGCATACCAAACAAAGGGAAATTTGAATCTGACGAGTCATTTGAGAAGCGAATTGAACTTCTTGACCTCGTAAAGAGGCGAAAATCAGCCATTACTCCTGAGCAAAAACAGTCTCTTTCTGAACAAATTCAAACCACTAAAGGTCAACTAAAAAACCTTAATGGTAATGAAAAAATTATTAATCCACTTAATCCGGTGGAAAATACCGTTCAGCCTGAAGAAGACCCAAGTGTCAAAGCTGACCGAGAACGATTAAAAGAACTCGGTGGAGTCACTAAAGAGGACATTCAAGAAATTATCGCTGACCGAGAAACAACTGCGAACGTAAAAAATACTCTTGATAGTTTTGTTCAAAGACATCCAGAATTAAAGGATGCTGATGTGCGAGAAGTATTCTTCGACTTTGTTGATTCTAATTATAATTGGAATGGCAAACAAGGGAAAGAACTCATGACAGTTCTGGAACTAGCTCGAGAAAACATGTTCAAGCCATCTGAAACAATTCAAGAAAGAGTTTTGAAGGGAGCAAATGTTCAGGAAAAAATCAACGCAATGCAGTTCCCTGGTGGAACTATTGCGAAAAGCGGTTATTCTCCAGAAATGCGTAAGTCCATTGATGAACTTAAAGCTGCTGGTATGTCTGAAGAGAAAGCTCTGGAACTTCTATCGGATGAATAGTATTGACCACCTTAATATAATATGTCATTTATACAAGCATATATAAAGAACCCAACACGTTCTATCTCTATGCAGAATAAGGCTTCAGCAACAGTAACAACATCCGGCAATGTCTTAGACTTGACGGCTGGTCTTGCTGTAGCAGCAACTTCTGCCTCAACAAGAGATACAATAATTGGTGTCTCTAATCAAACAATCTCAGCTGCTGATGCACTTACACAAGTGCCATTACTTGATTTGTTTGATCAAGACCTTTGGGTTGCAGATTCTACAAATAACTCTGATGCAACTCATAACGGTCAGGCAATGATTCTTGGTGCAAATGCAGGAATCGTGAACAACACTGGAACAACCAGTGCTGTAGGTGTCGTTGTCCAGGTCGGGACAAAAGGTGTAGCCGCTGACAAGAAAATTCTTGTTAAGTTCATCAGTGTTTAATTAACAGCTTAATTTTTAATAAAATATTTTTATGGTAGGAACAATAAATGATTACGCTGTTATAGTAAACAACGTACTAAAGACAATCGCTCCGAAAGTATCGCCAACAGTTCGTGAGGAATACCTAGATTTCATGCACAAAGTAGTTGATAGTCAAAGAATCTACTCTGATACAGGAGTCACAGGTCTTGGAATGGCTGAAATTATTCCAGATGGTGGAGTTGGAGCATCTGATGCACCAATTCAAGGTTTTTCAAAGAACTACACACAGATGCACTTTACAAAGAAAGTAAGATTGACATTCCAGTCAAACTTCTTCCTTTTCGAAGGTTCAGCTGCTAAAATAAAAGGAACAGTAAAGCAAAAAGTTCTTGATGGTAAAAATGCAATTACACATGCAAAAAACTATCTTTCACAATCTTTACTTGCTCAAGGATTCACTACTTCATTCACATGGACACCTATTAATGCAGTTGGTATTGCAACTCCAATTTCAACTCTAGGTGCTGATGCTGTTGAGTACTGGTCACAAGTTCACCCTATGGAAGATGGTGGTGCTGCTTGGTCTAACGTAATTGTTGATGGTGGAACATCATCTCCTCAATTCACTTACTCTTCTCTATTGGCAGCTCGAAGACAGCAATCTTTGAAAAAGGATGGTCGTTCTATGCCACTTATGTCTCAACTTGATACTCTTGTAGTTCGAGCTGGGTCAACAAGTGCTCAGTACGCTAAAACTATCAAAGGTACTATTGATAAAGGTCTTGCTCCTCAACAGACAAACCTATTTAATAACGCTCCTGCTACAGATACATTCAAGATTATAGAACTTTCTCCTTACGAGAATCTTGCTATGACTGGTCTTGCATGGGGTATGTTTGATTCAAAAATGATGACAGAAGATTACGGATTCCTATACATCGAAGCACTTCCAACTAGAGCAGAACCTGCTGTTGTTGACTTGCTAGGTAACCAGGACCTTGTATTGAACTTCAACTGTCTTTCAGTTATGGGTGCTTCTGACCTTAGAGGTTGGATGTGGTCAGCTGGAGATGGGTCAACTGTTTAGTCAACTCACTGAGTACCTGAGAAATCGGGTACTCAACTGAGGGGATTATTAAAATAATTACAACATAAAACTAAAATGTTACAAGATGCACATACCAGAAAAATATCGCAACCAATAAACATAGCTCCTGTCGGTAATACAATTGTCATTGCTGCAAAAACAGATGCATGGATTTATATTCATGAACTGATCGGGGACTTATCATCAGCAGGTACTCTTAGTATTTATGCAGGAACTACAGAACTTGCTAACTTTGCTCTTGCTGACGGTCAAGGTATTACTGAACAAGATGAGCCGGGAGAAGATAATCGTCCACGTTTTGAATGTAAGCCTGGAGAATCTTTTAATATAACTTGTACTGGAGGTAATTTTATTGGAGCAGTTCATTATTCATATCGTTACTAAAAAACATGAACCCACTTCTCCCAGAACAACAAAAACAAATTGATTCATGGGTTAGTCAGAGGGATTCTATACTCCTTGATATTTCTATTAAACGAGAGGAAAGTGCTAAATTAATTGAAAGAAATAAGGAACTAGCCTCATCTAACACTGAAATTGCTGATAAAATTCAACAATCTGAAGGTCGTCTAATTGAATTATCTAAAAAAGAAACGGAAATGGCTGGTTTTACCACTATAGAAAATTCTGAATTAAAAACTGAAAAATCAAAACTCGAAGAAGAAGTTTATAGATTGAAAATAAGTGAATCACATTTAATTTTAAGAAAAGAGGAACTTAATGCAGATATAGAAGCTATTACAAAAATCCACGGTTCAGTCTTTAAACATGTTGGGGTAATAGAACAAATTGTTGGAGAGACTGTTAAAATTAATTCTCAAAATGCTAGAGAGATTAAAAACATATTAGTAGAAGCTGGAAATGAACTGATAAAAATAATTGAAGTTGCTGAAAAAAATGTTGAAGTAACTAATAGAGCTATAGTAGAAATTCCACAAATTATATTAGATTTGCATAAAAGTGTATTAGAAAGACGAATTATTAATAAGCGTAAAATTATATAATTATGTCATATCTCGCAAACACAGCTGGAAATCCGAATGATTTAGGATATTTTGCAACACAAGCAGCTTTAGTTTCTGCTTATCCTATTGCTGTACCTGGAGCTTTTGCTGTTGTGGGGTTTACTGACACTATTTGGGTTTGGGATGAAGATACAATGACATGGGTTGACTCTGGACAGTCCGCACCTATTGGACCGACAGGATATACTGGCTACACAGGTTACACTGGAGCAGGTACAACTGGTTATACTGGCTACACTGGAGCTGGAAACTTCACAGGATTTACTGGATATACTGGTACAACTGGATACACTGGCTATACCGGTGCCGGAGCATTTACTGGATACACAGGATATACTGGTACAACTGGATACACTGGCTATACCGGTGCCGGAGCATTTACAGGTCCAACAGGTCCAACAGGTCCAACAGGTTTTACTGGCTATACAGGATCCACTGGAGCTGGAGCATTTACTGGTTATACTGGTTATACTGGTACAACTGGATTTACTGGCTATACAGGATACACTGGAGCTGGAGCATTTACTGGTTATACTGGTTATACTGGTACAACTGGATTTACTGGTTATACTGGCTACACTGGACCAGAATCAGTGACACCATCTAATACTGTTACCCTTACAAATAAAAGAAACCAGCCTCGTACAAACTCAACAACAACAGCGGCGACTCTTGCTCCAAGTCTTGCTACAGCCAATGTTTACTACAGAACAACTCAAACAGAAACACTTACAATTTCCGCACCGATAGGAACTCCTATAATCGGAGAGACAATCTCAATCTATGTAGATAGTGTCGCAGCTCAAACACTGACAATCAATGCAACCTACAAAGCGTTTGGTTCTGCATTTCCTGCGACAACAACAGCAGGTAAGACATTTATGATGGTTTGTCAATTTAACGGCACAGATTGGAAAACGACACATGCCTCAGCAATATAAATATGAAAACAATTCTTAACTACACAATATAATGGCTATAGCTTTTGACGCTTTTTCAAATCCAGCAAATATAACAGGAACTTCCCAAACTTTTTCTCATACCTGTACTGGTAGCAATTTAGTTTTGTTCATATCTATGTGGTCGGCTTATTCAACGACCTCTGCTACATACAACGGAGTTTCTGCTACTCAAATTGGGAGTAGTTTTGATTATGGTGGTGGATATTTGAGTTTGTTTTATGTTATTAACCCAGCCACAGGGGCTAATAATGTAGTTGTAACCCAAGGTACATCTGGTCAAATAAACGGAATGGCTTCGTCATATACTGGTGCAGCACAGTCTTCTCTTATAGATGGAAATACTACAAACTCTGCTGATGCAGCCTCTTTAACAACATCAATTACTACAGTAGCTGACAACTGTTGGGGAATTTTGATTGCCAGAAACAATGGTTCGGGAGTAACAAACGCTGGCACAGGAACAACAAAGCGAGGTGGAACTGATGGAGTGTACCAATTATTTGACTCAAATGCCCCGAAGACACCAGCGGGCAGTTTGTCTTTAGTTGCAGATAGAACTGGTGGCGGTGGGGCAACAACAAATACGATTATGGCTACATTTAAAACTTTTGTTGCAGTAACATCAATCCCAGACGCTAGAGTATTCTTTATGTAAAAAATATATGCAAGAAGAAACACCAACAAACGGAGTACTAGAAGTAAAATTGGACTATGTTCTCAGAGACATATCCATTATCAAAACTGACTTAAAAGAAATTAAGCAAGATTTTATAACTCGTAGAGAATTTGAGACAAGTAATTTTGAAGTCAATGAAAAAATAAAGTTTCTTAATCGTGCAGTGTGGTCAGTGGTCGGTACAGTCTTCACGGCTGTCGGCATAGCAATGCTAAGACTAATAATAAAATGATACTAATTCTAAAACCATATAAGGGATTTTCTTCGGACTCAGTGACACAGTCTTACCACAAATTTCACAAAGCCATAGACAGTTTACCTAAAGGCAAGTTCGCTTATGGTTGTCCTCTAGTAGCCCCTGAGAGATGTAAGATAGGCAAGATATACGGCAATACCAGAACAGAGAATAATGATGCCTTGAAAAACGGTTATGGTCTTTTTATGAAAGGCGATTCAGGACTAGAGCATTTATACTTTCACACTTTCCCAGTTTTTCCAGTCAACACAGGTGACATTGTAGAGAAGGGTACTATTGTAGGATTCGTAGGCAACTCAGGCAACGTCATCTCAGGTGGTGTTTACGTTCCATTAGAAGACAGACTTTTACCTAATCACGCAGG